TCGGAATCCATAAACAAGCTTTTAAAATTATTACCACCCTTGTCTAAAGCGTTAGATGTAGATCCCATCATACACTTTCCTATTATCTTGCTACCTAAACGCAAACAAGTTTTTGTAACACGCCAGTTATTTAATATGTTTTCTGGTCGCTCCCATTTACCGCTTTCATCATGTATTAATAACTGAAGCTTTTCTCCATCATAACTATTATCAGATGTGTTCTTCCAATCTATAGTAGTATCTAATCCTTCAAGAACCTCCTCTTCAATATTAAACATGTTCTTTTTAGTAATTTTAGAAGCTGGCACTCTATATGCCAGTTCTGTTTTTGGTTTATCCATACCATCTTGTATGGGTTTGAAAAAGAATGGATAGTTGTTTGAAATAGGAACAATTTTATCAGTAAACATTTTTTTTGCATCTGATCCTGTTTTTGAAAGTATGCCTATTCGCGCATTTTTTGTTATGGTCCCAGTATTTACTCCTTCACATGAACTCATAAACGAAAAACCTGATCTCCTTATTTTTAAATAACACATACCAAAACTTCTTTTGTCAGCTTTACAAGCCTCCCAAAATATATAAAATATTCTATTAGCTTCTCTAAAGTCTGGATGACCAACATCAATTTTGGTCCATTGTAAATACATATAGTGCGTGCCTGTAATATAGGTTGGTTCGCCATTATTCATAAACCAAAAACCTAACTCTCTTCTGTTAAACTCCTCTTCAATGTAATCTATCCATTTGTTTTTGAAATCTGTAGGGGCATCATGCCACTGAAAAATTGTAGAAATTCTATTTAATACAGGAGGCAAATCTTCAGCTTGCCAGTACTGCAACTCTTTTTTGTCACTTCTTTGATAAACTTTTTCTGGAACTTGCGGCAACGCTATTCGTAAACCAGATACAAATATAATATCACCAATAGTTCCGTCTTTGGAAATATTTATTATATCATATTTTTCATCATAACCATAGGACCACGTATGAGATTTGTTTTTTCTCTTTAATACTGCGGCAGGAATTAAATCCTTACACTTAAAATAAATATTATTTTGATCTTGATTCTGCAAAGCCTTTTGGTAAATTATTTTTCTTTATATCTTTTCCGTCTAACTTATCACGCTCTTCTTCTATTCTTTTAAGTATTTCAAACGCATCAAAAATAGCCAGTTTTTTTGTAGCCGCAGCATTTTTTAAACGGTCTGCTGATATATCATCATCAGTTCCAGTTACTATTTTTTCTTTTGCTACATTTATAAGTTCTTCTACAGCCCTTTCTCCAGCAGCAATAATTTTAATTTTGTACGACTTTGTGTCCATCTTTTATTGTTATATTATTAGTATACATTCTATACAACTTTTCATCATCTATGGTAAACTCATACTCGCTATTTGGTTGAAACGACACCTTGTCACCTTCGTTTATGCCGAGTTTTTTTAATTGATCGTTACCATATTTCAATATTCCCCACAAAGGTTCTTCAGTTTCAGCTACATCTAAATATTTTTTTTGCATCGGTATTGGCTTTACAAAACAATACTTGTCATGACTATACCATTTACCCTCTTGATTATAAAGATAAAATTGAAACTCATCAACTAAAAATAAATCGTCTATTAGCCAACTTCTGCCACTTTTTTGTCTGCCATAAATATCATTATAATATTTAAAAACATTGTGATGAACAACTAAAGTATCACCAGGCTTTATATTGCCTTGATAATTTATAGGCGTTTCTATAACAGTAGCAAAGCGTGTTGATACAGTGTGATCTTCTTCAGAGGTGCTAATAAAAAACTTTTTTTTACCGTAATATATTATGTTGTCATATCGCCTATTATTATAGGGCGTAACAATAAAACAGAATGGAGATTTCATTAAAAATTTATATTATATTCTAATGATATAGGCATCGTGGATTTAAATTCTTTCCACAATACCACTTCATCATTTTTAATAATCCAAATTTTATAGGCATCATCGTGATGTTGAATTAAATGTATCTGGTGAGATCCGCCAAGGACATCTTGACCGACTATGTAGTGCATTGCGCCAGACTTATAGTCTGCGCCTATTGAAATTTTTCTAATATCCATTTAATTAAAATGATGAGCCTACGTTTAAGACTCTATAAAATATATTAAAATACATTGTGCCATTACCCTGTGTAGCATCTGCCGCTGTAGTCAAAGTAACCGCTGTGTTTTGTTCTATAACTTTACTCAGTGCACTTGTTTCTATTTTACTAACTAAATCTGTAGCAAAATTAGCTGATTGTAAACTTAATGTTCCAAAGTTTGTCGCACCAATCTTTACTTCTAAATTATTTCCAAAATTAAACTGTTGACTACCCGCATCCAAAAATTGAGCTATGCTAATTATATCAATAACTTTATTTACTCCTGGTGCTGGTATCAAAGTTACAGGTGTTGTTGCTAAAGGTATTAAAGCAGCACTATTGATAGTAACTTTTGCAATCAAGGTATCAATACCGAAAAGTGCTTGCACTTGATCAATGGTAACTGTTTTAGTCATTAAGTTGTTATCAGCATCTGTAATTACTAAATAGTCCGCGCCTTTGAGATCGGATATACCTGGATATGCTACTGTGTTACTTATCTTTGCCATCTTTTTCTTTTTCTGGTTGTTTTACTTCACCTGTTCTCAAATCAATAGTTGCATCTTGACCATAAACTTTTATTAGTTCTTGTTCTAAATGCGAAAACTCTTGCTGAGTTTCGTCAAGTTCAGTTATAAATTTTTGTTTATTAATCTCCGCATCAGCTATTTTTACTTTTGTTTGTAAAAATTTTTGATTTAAAGCTTGAACTTTTTGTAATTCTTCTGTTGTTAATTTTTTTGACATTATATTAAATTTTATTTGTTAAACATTGATACAAATATAGTAAAAATTAGGTTATGGTTGCGTCTACGTTATTTGTAAAGCCAGCAGTTATATTCATTTGTAAGTATTCTATTCTTACATACCAGTCCATGGTAGCATTACTTATATTTGCTGCAGTTTTAAATCTTAAATTTTTATTGTCAAGCAACCATTTTATTTGTGGATTTTCATTAAGAGATGGCAATGGCACAGGTCTACCCCAAAACCAAGTTCCAGTGTTTGATTTACAAACGCCAGACGCTATGTTTGCTATTCTATTTAAACTGCTACAAGTATTAACTTGATCACACATATAAAATGAAGCACCTACCGCAGTATTACTTGCAGGCCACCCAGTTCCAGGACTTCCTGCTCCTCTGTATATGAAAATATCCATGGGCCAAATTATATTACCACTACCAGGTGATGGAATTATTTCTACACCAGCGTCAGTATGATAAGTATTGATTGCAGATGCAGCAATTTTTACAGTAATAATTCTTCTGTCTTGAACTATCTTACCACCAGTGCCAAAAGCAGCAGTGTATTTTGGTTGGTTTTCAGAACTTGTTAGTCCGAAATAATTACCACCAGTTCCATAATTACCCATTTTAACATATTGTCCACCAGCAGATCCATTTCCATTTACATATAAATTTTGCTCGGTTGTGTGTCCAACATTTAATTGGTTTCTAACTCTTATTGTGCCATTTACATCGAATGCAGCTCCTGGGTTTGTGGTTCTAAATCCAACTTTTCGATTAGTAGTGTCTAAATAAAGTGTTGAATTATTTGAAGCATCAAGTCCTAATTGTATTTCACTGCCAGTATCTGATATTTCAGAATTAGTTAATGCCGAACCACTACTCCATTTTGAAACAAAATTAGCTGTTCCTGAACCAGTGACTGTTCCACCGCTGCTCGGTGAGCTATTAGTTATGGTAAAATTAGGATAAGTACCAGATATTGAAATGCCTGTTCCTCCAGTTAAAGCAACTGTTTGATCAGGCGCTGAATTTGTTACTGTTATGCTGCCCGAACTTGTAACTGGTGAGCCTGAAACAGATATGCCTGTGCCAGCAGTTATGCCTACACTGGTAACTGTACCAGTATTTGTTGTGGCAGAGGTGTTTATGGTTACATTGTTTCCCGAACGAACTGTAGTTATATTAGTACCTCCCACTATATCTACCGTTTCAGCATCGTCAATGGTTGCGGTG